CTAAAAAAACTTTGCTTAAAATTAGAACTTAAAGAAATTTAGTGTATATTTGCAGTATAATAAAACACATTAACGAAGTACGAACCGATAATGTGTTTAGTGGTTAAATAATAATAACCCTGATAGTTCGTACCTATCGGGGTTTATTTTTTTTATGGCAAAAGACCCTGCATTTTTATTTTATAGCAGCGACTTTCTAAATGGAGTAGCTGACTTAACAATGGAAGAGAGAGGACAATTTATTACTCTCTTATGTTTACAACACCAAAAAGGAACACTTACAGACAAAACCATTAGGTTATCTTTAGGTTCGGTTTCGGTTGATGTTTTGAGCAAGTTTTCAAAAGACAAAGACGGAAATTTTTTCAATGAACGCTTAAGTGAAGAGATTGAAAAACGCATTCAATTTACTGAAAGCCGCAGAAACAATGGCTCTAAGGGTGGTAGACCTAAAAATAATACAAAACCATTAGGTTTAGCTAAACATAACCTTATGGAAGATGTAAATGAAAATGAAAATGAAGATATAATTATAAATAAAAGTAAGTGTACTTTTGAAGAAGTTTACGAATATATGGCAATTAGGATTGGAAAAGAAAATGCTAAATTAGAAGCCGAAAAGTTTGTAAATTACTATACAAGCAACGGGTGGAAAGTAGGTAAGAACCCTATGAAAAGTTGGACACACGCAGTAAATAATTGGATAACTAACACTAAACAATATGCAAAAGGAACTACAAACAATAAGCCAAAACTTAATAAGCACGAACTCGACAACCTTAGAAACTACAACTATATCCACTCTACTTCCTATGGAGAAGGAGATTATGCAAAGCTTTTCGGGGGAGAGGGTGCGCAACCTGAATACTACAATATTTAAACAAAACCTTGTTTACCTTATGCAGCTTGTAGGTATCAACAATCCTGGCGAAGTTAAGTTAGCAATCTTAGAAGATTGGATAAGAACCGAGTATGGTGGTTTTACAATAAACGAAGTTAAAGTAGCGTTTAAGCAAATGGTAGCCAATGACTTTATCGACCACTACCAGAATTTTAGTCCTGCTTACTTTAGTCAGGTAATGGATAGGTATAAGAAAAAAGCAAACGAAGTAAGAAAAATGATGCCACAAGAAAGAGTAGAAGCAATCCCACACTTAACCGATTTAGAAATAATTGATTACTCTTATCAGGAATATAAGCTTTTAGAAAATAGAACATTCGATAGGTTGTTTAACCCATTAAGCGTATTTACAAAGCTTAATAGTTCAGGCATAAAGGTATGGACTAAAGAAGATGGCGCACTTGCTAAAAAGAAACTAATGGAGATTATTACCTATAAAGCTAATAAAATGGACATAATCAGCGCAAAGCAATACCGAGACGAATGGACTGAGCAATGGCTTAAGAACCAGGCACGAGCAGTTGCCGTAGCATTATTTTTTGAGGAGCAAATAAAAATTGGTAAAGTTTCGTTTTCTTAATATAGTTTTGTAATATGACCGCAAACGAATTAACCAAAGAAGCAATAAAGACCCTAAATAAAAACGGGTGCTTTGTATGGCGTAATAACAATTTAGCGGTTAGGGGCAGAACCTTCATAGGTTTAAAGGGAGTTCCAGATATTGTAGGCTTTCACACACAAAGCGGAGTAGCGGTTTATTGCGAAACAAAAGCTATAGGAGATAAACTTAGCACCTACCAAATAGCTTTCTTAAACTTAGCAAAAACTGCAAATTGTTTTTGTTACATAGCAACCGAGGATAACGGCAAACTAACCTTAAAAGAATATGAACAAGAATAGTATCATATTAGAACTTTGGGAAAGCCGAGAACTAAAGGAAGCAATAGACAAGATGCAGCCTGAAGATTTAAGAGACGATTTAAGAAGCGAACTATTTAAGGTGCTATGTGAAATGGAAGAAGAGCGATTAATTGATATGCGCACCCGTAACGTATTAAAGTTCTACTTGGTTAGAACAATGATTAATATGATGCAAAGTAATACAAGCCAATTTTATCGCACATACCGAAAGCCTTTAGAAGTAGAATTAATAGTACACGATAGAGACGAAGATTTACTAAACAAAGTAGAAGACGAACTATCCAAGATGCACTGGTACAAAGCAGAACTTTTAAGAGTGTACGCTATCAAGCATAACTGCAACGCAAAAGAACTAAGCAGGGTTACAGGCATACCTTATATGTCAATTCATAGGGAACTTAAATTAACTAAACGAGAACTTAAAAAACAATTACGCAAATGATAATTATAGCAGCGATATGCTTTGCAATATTTTTTGTAGAGATACACCAATTTCATAGAAAATGGAAATTAGATTTTAAGCCTTTTAGTTGTACAAGTTGTTTAGCAGCTTGGACAGGCTTAGTTTTATATTTGCTACCTGCAATATGTACCGACATAATTGCGTTTGTATTTATACCTGGAGTTGCAGCTCCTTTACTTTCAAAACTAATGTGGAACTTATGGAAATAGAACACCGAAACTTTTTAGACCTACATAGACCAAATTACGAAATGGTGCAGAATGGCTATGTGCGTAATATAGATTTAGATATCTTAAAAATGTACGAGCATATATACCGCAAGTATATGAACCCAGATTTCATATTAACAGTATGGTGTAGCCATTGTATTTTTGATATGATTAAAAGGCTTTACGAATGGTACGATTTACAACCTAAAAATAAAAAAAAGAATGGCTAATTTTATACACCCCACTGCTATCATTGGCGATAACGTAATTATCGGAGACGGAAACTACATTGGTGCTTATTGTATTATTGGCGACCCTGCCGAACATAAGAAGTTCTGGCAAAAAGAAAAAGGCAAAGTATACATAGGCGACAACAATGTTATTACAGGACTTGTAACAATAGATGCAGGAACTGAGATAGATACCTTTATTGGAAATAATTGTTTCATAATGAAACACGCACACATTGGACACGATTGCACAATCTTAGACAATGTAACAATAAGTTGCGGAGCAAAAATAGGTGGGCATACAATTATAGAACAAGGTGCTAATATAGGACTTAACGCAGTTCTACACCAGTTTGCACACGTTGGCGAAAATTGTATGATTGGCGCAAGTGCCTTTGTAAAAGGAGAAGCAAAAGCAAATACTAAATATGCAGGAGTACCGGCAAGGGAAATCGGCTCAAATATAAAACTATGAATGAATTTGACAAGTGGCGTGAACGCTACGACACAATGACAATCGATGAGCAAATAGCTTATCATAATGAATTAGAAGCACGTTATCCAGAGCAAAATCATTACAACTATGATAACGTAAGGGAAGCTTTATTGCTATGTAATAAACCAGTAGTATTAGAATTTGGCACTTGGAAAGGCGATTTAGCTAAACAAGCTATGCAAGATTTTAATATATTAGCTTGGTATGGTATAGAAATTTGCGAAGCTGCAATTAGTTCAACTAAATGCAAAGAAGTTAATTATATTATTCCTACAAAATTTGATTGGTTTATAGATAAAAGAACAATAAAAGCTGATTTAATTGTAGCAACACATTTTATTGAACATTTAAGTAATGACCATTTTAAACAATTAGTTACATATTGCAAAGGAGTTAAATACATTCATTTTGAGTCCCCATTGACAGACGAAGGGAATGATTGGGATGGGTACGTTGGTACACACAAGCTAACAATAGGTTGGAATAAAATAAACGAAATAATGAAAGAAAACGGATATAGTTTAATTATTGATAAACCAGAAAGCAAAACCTATGACTACAATAATCTTGCTTAATTATTTAAGGCAAAACTTAAAAATAAAATAATGAAAGTAGCTATTTTATTACTTGCACAAAACAGACACGATTTAACACAACGTGTAATTAAGCAAAATTTTTTTAATAGCGGTTACAACGCGGACTGCTTTTTAATAGATAATGGCAGCGACACGCACGAAACTTTTAATTACCCTTTTACTGGTTATGACTTATCAAAAGAAAAACGTGGCATAGCAGCAGGGGTAAACGCAGGACTTAGGATAACACAAAACTATGATGCGGTTTGTTTATTAGCTAATGACATTTTACTTCCTGAGAATTGGTTGTCAAAATGGGTTATGTTTTCTCAACGTGTGTCAAAAACAGGCATTATTGGAATACATTGTGTAGAAGAGTTACCTCCATTAGTAGACGGAGTTCATAAAACGCACGTTCCTTTTGGCGATAACTTTATCACTCGTGAACTTATAGATGCAGTTGGCGGTTACAATACTGAGTATGACCCTTACGGAATGCAAGACAGAGATTATGCAGAAAGGGCTATTATTGCTGGTTTTACAAATTACTACCTTCCGGATATGAGGTCGGAACATATAGGACACGATGTCGGCAACGGAACAGATTACAGACGAATGAAAGACGAAAGTTTAGGACGGGCGCAAAGTGTATGGGAAAAATACCAAGACATATACCACAACCAAAAGAATATAAGATGCGAATTTTAATAAAAAATCAAAAATGAAATATTCGTCAAGCTTTACACACGATTTAAATTTTGGAGAACTTGCAGAAGATTGGGTAAAAAATATTTTTTCTAATGGTAGCAAAGTAGAAGTTAAATGTGATACTAAAGCACATAGTACAGGTAATATATTTATAGAATTTGAGTCAAGAGGTAAGCCATCTGGTATAGCAACTACTGATGCTGATTATTGGGTATATAAAATAAATGAGATAAACTTTGCTATTATATTTGATGTAATAAGATTAAAAGAAAAACTAAGGTATTATTACAAGAATAATATGTATATAAAAAATGGTGGCGATAATAATACTTCAAAAGGTTTTCTAATACCAATAACAGAACTACTAAAAAAATAAGATGCGAATACTTTGTATAACTTCTGCCAACTCAGGTGTAGGACTGCACCGAATTATGATGCCGATAGTACACTTAGAAAAGGAGTACGCACTTATTACCGATGTATTAAATGACGAACTACTTGAGCAAGGGTGGGATATTGTGTTAATGAATAGAATGCTTAACGAGATAGATGCAAAGCAAATGGACACTTGGCGCACTAAGTACGGCTTTAAATTAGTAGTCGATAATGACGACCATTGGGAACTAAACGAAAGCCATTTATTGTATTTAAGATATAAGCTTAACAACATACCTAAACTAATTACCGATTACTTAAAGATAGCAGACCTATGCACCTGCACTCACGAAAGGTTAGCAGCAGAGATAAGTCCTTACAATAAAAATGTACACATATTGCCAAACGCTTTACCCTACGGACAAGAGCAGTTCCAGGATAACAAGACCGAAGATTACAAGGTCAGGTTGTTTTGGTCAGGTAGCGGAACGCACGAAAGGGACTTAGAGATACTTAGGCAGCCTTTTAAAAGGTTACAAGGTATGAATATAAGAACTGTAATAGCAGGTTACAACGATGCGGAGAAACCTATCTGGGATAAAATGATTGATGCCTTCACTTGTGGTTTAAAGCTAAACCCTACAATCTATAACTATGCAAAGGTTACGGAATATATGGGAGCATATACGGACTCAGACATTTCAGTTATCCCACTTGTAGATAACAAGTTCAATGCTATGAAGTCAAATCTAAAGGTATTAGAAACGGCTGCTAAAAAGAACCCTGCCATTGTTAGCTATGTCAATCCATATTTAGATATGCCCGTACATTACGTTAAAAGCCAAAAGGATTGGTACAAACATATAAGAGATTTAGTAAGCGACGTGGATATGCGAAAGGAAAGCGGACAGAAGTTATTTGAGTTCTGCCAAAAGAAGTATAACTTTGACGAGATAAATTTAGACCGAACTTATATTTATAATAAACTAATTTCTCATAGTTAAATTTTTAATTATTAATCAACGGAAAATTTAATGGGGAAGCTATGAGGAAACACACACAAATTTATTTGCAGGGAATGGGGTATAAAAAAACGGACTTCATTCCTTGCGAAGTGTGTGGCTCACAAGCGGTAGACATACATCATATTGAGGCGAGGGGAATGGGTGGCAGCAAAGACAAAGACACGATTGAAAACCTAATGGGATTGTGTAGGAAATGCCACATAGAATACGGAGACAAAAAACAATATAAAGAGTTTTTAAAAGACATACACGCAAAGAATTATGGCAAAGATTAAAGAGAACAATAACAAAGTTAGCTTTGGCAAACGCAAAAGAGGTTCTGCAAAGAAGTCCTTTAACAAGCACACGCCAAGAGAAAAAGCTTATAGAGGTCAAGGTAGATGAGGAAACTAAACGCTATATGGCTACTCCTTACGCACAAAGCTTACTTCCTTGCAGTATGTAAGACGGGTAAAAACGGAGACGATATGACTACCATAGGACACTACACCTATGCAATGGCAGAAACTTTAATTAATAAGCACATAGCAGACGTAGACACTTACCTTGACCAAGAAGATGCAATAGACGAAGCAAACGACATAATTAATGGAATACTATGATATTATTATCAAGCCAAGTAGAGAGCATAGCCTCACGCAAAGACAAAACAATAAAGCTAACTTTAGCAACCCAAGAACTAAGTCCTAAAGATGCTGCGGATATATTCCAACTTAACCAACAGTTCTGCTACTTGGCAATTAAAGAAGAGCCGTTTAGTAAAGAAGAGCAAGACATTGTAGAAAACCTTAAAGCAGACCCAGACACGTTTAAAACACCGAGCCAAAGATTAAGGGGCATCTTATACAAGACATACGAACAAGACAACGAAGGGTATAAAGATTTTAACACATATTACCTTTCCGTAATGGATAGGATATGCCAACACTATAAAAACAAAATAGATGGGTAGGTTTAAACTTATAGAGACACCAGAATTAATGCTGCAATACTTTACCGAGTACGCAGAATACTGCAAAAGCAATCCTATTAAAGTACACGATTTCGTAGGTAAAGACGGAGACGAAGTTTACAGATTAAGAGAAAGACCTTTGACAATAGAAGGCTTTGAGAACTTTTGCGCAGACAAAGGAATTATTGGAGATTTAAGCCATTATTTTGCTAATACAAATAATGCTTACGCAGATTTTTTAACCATCTGTTCGCATATTAGGAGAAAAATAAGGCAAGACCAAATCGAAGGGGGTATGGCAGGGGTTTACAATCCAAGCATTACTCAGCGTTTGAATAGCTTAGTAGAGAAGTCCGAGAATAAGCACGAAGTAAGTGAGATTAAAATAACTTACGATAGATAATGCAGACAATAGGCTTGAAGTTACATAACCCACACCCAGCGCAAAAGCAAGTAATTGAATGCGATAGTAGGTTTATTGTAATGATGGCAGGTAGAAGATTTGGTAAGTCATTGATTAGCCAAACCATAAGCATAGAAACTGCGGTTAATAAAAAGCGTGTAGCTTACATTACCCCTACTTACCAATTAGGAAAGATATTTTTTAAAGAGATAGTAGACCTATTACCTTTAGAGATATACTCTAAGAACGAAAGCGACTTAGTTATTACTTTCATAACGGGCGGAAGCATACGCTTCTTTACGGGGGAAAGGTTAGACAATCTTAGAGGTCTAAAGTTTCACTTAGCCGTAATAGACGAGGCTTCCTTTATACCTAACCTTGAAGATGGGTGGCTAAACTCAATAAGACCTACTTTGACTGACTACAAGGGTAAGGCTATATTCCTTAGCACCCCTAAAGGTAAAAACTACTTCTTTAGTTTGTTTAGCAAAGCTGAACCCGATTGGCAAAGCTTTAAATTCACTACATACGATAACCCTTACATAGACCCGAACGAAATAGACGATGCAAGGAAGCAACTGCCAGAGGTTGTGTTTGAGCAGGAGTATATGGCAAACCCTGCGGAGAACGCAGCAAACCCATTCGGCAGCCAACATATACGCAAATGTTTACACCCTGTTACAACAATGCCCGTAGTGGCTTATGGAATTGACTTAGCCAAGTCGGTCGATTGGACTGTAATAGTAGGCTTAGACGAAGATGGAAACGTAGCTTATTTTGACCGCTTTCAAATGGATTGGCATAATACCAAGCAAACTATCCTTAGGCTGCCTAAATGCCCTATCCTTGTCGATTCTACGGGGGTTGGCGACCCGATACTCGAAGACCTACAAAGAGAAGGCGTAATGATACAAGGCTTAAAGTTTACAAGTTCAAGTAAGCAGCAGCTTATGGAAGGGTTACAAGCTGCAATACATCAAGGTAAGATAGGCTATCCTGAGGGGATAATAAGCCAGGAGTTAGAAGTATTTGAATATATGTACACGGCAACGGGGGTTAAGTACTCCGCACCTTCAGGCTTTCACGATGATGCCGTAATGGCTTTGGCTTTGGCTTGGCAGAACTTCAGCCTTAAACGTGGCACGGGTAGGTACGCCTTCCTATAATTTACCGCTTATCCTTAATATTTACCGCTCATCACAATTTTAAAAAAAAGTTTGCTCATTTTATTGTGGAATGTGAAAAGGTTGTATATTTGATATATCAATTAACCACAAAACAAAACACAATGGGAACTATCGTACTAAGCCAAGCAATTACAAATTACATTAATGATGCTCAATATGAGTTTGAGCAAGGCAATATTGCAGAAGGTCAACATTTTTTAAACATAGTTAAGGATTTAGTAATGGCACATGGCGATATAAGAATTAATGTTACTTTCGAATATTTAAATAAAGTTTCTTTATTTGTTTCTAATCGTAAATAATTTAATCATAAAAACTAAACACAATGAAAAACGCTACCCTTTCATTAAGCAAAAAAATTAACAATGTTTCTCAGGTATTAGAAACCAAAGGTTTTGATTTATACCTATCTACAAAATCAAGAAAACACGAGCAACGTAATATATTGCACGATATTTATACTTGCACAAAAGGTATTTTTAACGGAGAAGTTGTAGACATTCACTACAATATGGAAACTGGTATTATTCACGATTTAGCAGTTTCTTCTCAATTTCATACAAGCACAGGTGGAGATTACCTTTCAACTCCAAAAATCATTAACTTTATATAGCAATCGAAAATAGGGGTGCGGCTATTCAACGCACACTTTAACCCACTAAATCAAACACAATGAAAAAAGAAACCGCACAACTTTTAGCCGCATTTTTAGTAGCTTGTTACCTTATTGGACAATTACAAGACATCTACTCAAAATGATTTACGCTATTTGCCTTCTGCTAATTGCAACAGGTTTTGTAATGGCAGCATTAACTGACTACACAATTAAAAACTATGACCCAAAGCACAAAAGAATATATAGACAAATACTACGCAAGTGAGCCGATAAGCATTATGATGTCTAACATTGATGCGACTTACTTAGAGATACTTACTTACTGCAACGAGAAGGGTTACGAACCTTCTAAGCGTAGAATGAGAAGCCCAGAACATAAGTCAAAAATCGGCTTTTTTGACATTGAGAATTACAAACCCGAAACAATATGAAAACCGCAATGCAAGAATTAATTGAGTATCTTGATGACACAATACCAAAATCAATTAAAGAACAATATCTTAAAAAAGAAAAAGAGCAGATAATAGATGCTTAT